AGAAGACCATCAGAAACAGCTAAAGCAGTTGTCTGCGCACCACCTGCTATTGATTTAGCAACATACCCACCAGATATCTGTTCTATAATTTGTAAATTAGTATTAGTCTTCGTTCCCCATGTACCGGCATTTTCACCAGTTGCTTGAAGTTCTACCCCTAAAGGTGTAAATGTTGATGCCATAAATTTTTATCTCCTATGCAGCGTCACTATAACTTGTATTTGATCCAGTTGCAACATCCGAATAAGAGTCATTCGAACCTGTTGAAACATTACTATAAGACGTATTTGAGCCAGTGTCAACATCACCATATGCAAAGATATCTACAGCTCCTACACTAGACGTTATTGAAAAACCGTCTAATCCTATGGTGATATCGGTTAATGATATAGATCCAACATTAGCGTTAAATGATTGACCCGTTAATCCTAAGCCCTCTTCTATTGTCAGAGAGCCAACGCTAGATGTCATGCTTAGACTTGATGGTTGAGCCACCGCTCCACCTAATCCTATAATAGTTCCCTGAGCAAATGTAGACTCTAATCCTGATGGCTGAACTACATCATTAGGTATTATAACACTACCAACACTGGCACTAAATTCTATTCCTGTTAATTGTGCCTCTTGTGAAGAAATACCCTGTGCAGTTCCTTGTTCGGATGTTATTGATAGACCAGAAAGTATTGCTGTTTCGTTTGGTGCTTTTGCTGTCCCTTGACTTGCAGTAAACGATTGGCCTGTTAGACCAATAGTCATGTCGTTAACTGTTACAGATCCAATCGCTGATGTTGTTGATTGACCAGTTAGTCCAACTTGCATGTCGACCACGGACACTGAACCAATAGAGGATGTAATAGATAATGTATCGTCTATAACAACAGGAACAAAAGCTTCACCTTGTGAAGATGTAATTTCAAAACTTGATGGAGTTATAATTTGATCTGGAACATCAACAGAGCCAACATTAGACGTAATAGATAAACCAGTTGGAAATATTGTTTGATCTTTTAATTCACCCCACTCACCATCATTCCAGGCTTGTGCACCCCAACCTGTTTTTAAAGTTGTGTCTGCGTTCCAATAAGCTTGGCCCCAGGTGAACCTGCCCCATCCTGAAGTAGTCGACATGGTCGACCTCCTATGCTAGTCTGATTATTGCTGCTGTAGCGTTATTGTCTGGAAACTCAATTTTAAAAGTTCCATTACTTGCAGTCTTGTCACCACCAAATGCAATAACACAAACAGCATCAGTTGTTCCTGAACCACCATCTGTTGTTGTGTTATAAATTAATGCACCGTTTGCAGTGAAAGAAGCAGAGCTATAAGTTACATCACCAAAATCTGTGAATGCAGTTGTGCTTGTTAATCCAACTCCAGTGTTAGTTAAAGTTGCACCGCCTGCAGTATAAGCAGTTCCTGATGTGTTTGTAATTTCATTTGAAGTAGAATAGTCTGTTGTAGCAGCACCTAAAGATGCAGAGCTTGTAAATAATGCAAGTTTAAAAGTGTGACCACCTGAAGATTCAAAACTGTGTTTACCTTGTAAAAGTTCTTGTTTAAAACTTGAACATATTGCTGATGTTATTGCCATAATTTAATCTCCTACGGGTTTGCTGAGTTAACTGGTATTCTAACTGCACCATCTGTGTAGTCATCTCTTCTTCTTCTACCAACTTGCTCGTTAGCAAACTTCTGTACCTCTTGTTTATATTTATTTTCGTATAAAGTCAACATATCTACTGGACCTTTTAAAAACCCGTATGCCTCTGATAAACAGCAATATAAAAGACCATTTGGAAAATTAAGACTAATGTAATTAGTATTATCACCCTCTAAAAGACCTGCCATTTTATTAAAATGAACTCTAAATCTATAAGTTGTATTTGGCACTGGAGCTACAAATATTCTACCAGATGTAGTATCTGTATTACCGGTTGCACCACCAAACATAGCATAATATTTAGGTTGACCTTGGGCTGCGGAGGTTCCTGTTATATCCTGATATTCTTGAAGATATGTCATATCCTTCTTTTCTAACCATCTATTAGCCCCTGTAATTTCTGATCCTGCCGTGTCATAAACTTGTATACCTCTTATAAATAAACAACCTGCCGGAGCGTTTATAGATTCTTGTCCAGCAACAAAATTACCTAATTGTTGTTTTCTATCTGCATCAATAGGGACATCTCTCATTATTCTATATTGAGCATTTAAAATAATATTTTCTAAAACAGAATCTGATAAAACATTAGAGTCTGTTTCAGTATAACTTCTTATCTGTGTTTTTAATCCTGATGCACTTATTCCTGACATTATATTTCTCCTGCTACTTCCTTACAAATAGGACAACTTTTTTTATATCTACTATGTGTTCCACATTTTACTGCTTTACCATCAACATCTGTATACATAGTAGTTTCTGGAACTTCTGTGTATAATTTTATGTGTTCATCTTCTGGACATTGACATTGTTTAATACCAACTATTTTACAAAATAAATTTTTAAGCCATTTAATCATGCTGTCACTGTTACTGGTCCTGCAGACGCAGAACCGCCTCCTCCTGTTTCAGTTATACTAGATGTCGTAGCTGTTGCAAAGGTATATTTATCGTCATTTACTTTAGTAATTAAATAACCTGCAGCCAAATTTATAGTTGCTGCAGCCACTCCTCCAACAACAGTTGCATCTCTAAATCTAACTCTATCATTTGTTGATCGACCATGATCAGGCTCTTCAACAGTTATTGTTGTAGATCCATTTGTTGTAGTAAATGGGTTTAAAGGTAATAATTTAGGGACAGCAGTTTCTGTTCTATCAGGTCTTACGTTTCTTAAAGATATAGAATCACCATTCATGGGTTTTGGTTCTAATTGTGGTTGCTTTGGTTCAAATTCTGATACATGTACGAATGAACCATTCCATTCTCTAACCATTTCTTTATATGGAAACTCCATACCAGATCTATCTGATATTGCTCGTGCGTATTTTCCTGTTGCGTACTTTGCCATTATGTTCCTGGGTAATATGCTTTTGGTGTTATATGTGTGCTAGAAGCAGAACCATCTTCTGCTAACGCTCTTGCAAACTCATCTTCATAAGCTAGTTTCATAGCCTGTATAAGTTGTGGTTGATATTTTTGTGATAGATAATAGGCTAAACCAGCAACCATACAAGGCACAAATCTAAATGGCACGTCAGTTGCATTTGTATAATCACCTACATCTTGAATTCTTTTAATATAATAAAAGTGCATATCTTTAGATGCATTTGTTGAATCTGGTGTTGGATAAATATGTATTCTAACTTTATCAATAAATCTTTCTACCCAATATTGATTAGGTGTTCCTTTTGATAATTTATTTGAAAAACCTGCATATGTAGATCTATCAACTTTTGTCATTGGACTATCTGATTGTGTGGTTTGAGTTCTATTAGATCTTAACTGTGCTTCAAGAACATCTGACATCCCAAATACATTTGCTGGTGTAGACACAGCACTTGTCCCATCATCGCTAGATCTAAAAAAATCATAATCTGATTGACCCTCAATTAGGTCCATATTAAGTTCATCTACTTCCCAATAGTGAATACCTCTATTACCCCATTCTTGAAATAAAATATTAAGAGATCTTCTTGCAGATTTAAGTTGATAACCTGCAACGTTTTGTAAACCAATACGTTCGAAAGCATCTTCTACTATCTCATCAATAGCAAAAGTTTTATCAAATGTTGTTGTGCTCGAGGTAGTATTAGCCATTTAACCTCCTAACCGTCAAAGAATACTGTAACGCTTGTTACTCCATCCCCTACATTTAAATATGAACCACTATCAAATAAAACACCATCATCTGGTATGTATGGATCAATAAAGTCGTCTTGATTAGGTGTGTCTAATTCTAACAAAATACTTCCTGAAGTAGAAGTATTTCTAAAAACCATAGATCCTGCTGTTGATGAACTAACTCCGTGTAGACCTCTGATCCTAGTTCTTCCTGGTGTAAGTATGCCTTCTTTAGCAGTTCCTGTGATGCCAATAGAAGTATTTGTACTTACAGCTCCATCAGCTGCAACTTGAGTTACAGTTAAGAATTTATTTGTAGAAGTTACAGTGTTATTATTAGGACCATTGATGGCTTCAGTTTGCGCATCTCCATTAAGATCGGTTCCAGTGATTGTCATTTCAACACCAGAAATATTTCCTGTTGAAGTAAAAGTAATAGTCTGAGGTAAATTACCTATTGTTGTATTAGCTAGTGTAAAATTACCAGCACCACCTAAAGTTTGAGCAGCAGCTATGTGAGTAGTGTCTGCACCAATCAATTTAAAATGTTTTGCCTTTATGTCTGTTGACATTTTTTTCTCCTAAAGTTTGTGTGGGCCGAAGCCCACACTATTACTTATTACAGTTCAGTATTAGCTGTTCTCTCTTTGGCTACATTAATGTAATCAAGAGTTAAAACTTTAGCTACTGCCTCTCCGTTTTTGATTCCAAAAGAAATAGCTACTTCTTCGTCATCTGGTGCATTTGTATTTACAACAGTTCCGATTTCTCTATTGTCTTTGTAAACGTGAAACAATCTATCTTTAGTATCATAATAGAAACCAATAGTAATGAAAGTGTCATCAGCCATTGTCGCTGTAGTCAAAGTAGATTCAGTTGAATCTTTTTCTACTACAAACTCTAATGATGTTGAACCATCAGCTTTTCTAAAGAACATACCATCAGTTATAGCCGTAAATGGATCTGTGTCTGTGATATATAATCCGATAGCTAACTCACTTTGAGTTGCATCACTAACTTTGATTCTTGCAGAAAAAAATAAATCTTTAGCCGCTTCAAACTTATAGTTTTCAATAGTTCCAGACGCGTGTCCTTTCCATTGTAAAGCATCTAAATCATCGTCTCCTGCTGCGTTAGTTATAGCTAGTAAACCACCATCACCAGTAACTATAGTTTCTGTAGCTGAACCAGTTCCAGCTTCTGTAGTAGTGATTGTAAAATCAGCTGCTACAAATTTATCGAAGTCGTTGTGGTACATGTGATACTTGATAGGATCAGGTGTTTTTAGTCTTCCACCAGTTCCTTCTGCTTTCACATTTGTGACTCCTGAAGTAAAGTGTGTTGTCATAATATCAGCGCCTCCTATACGCCAGTTATTTTTTTACGATAACCAATTTATTTAAAAGATTTATATACTAGTTTTTAGTAGAGCGCAAGAGAGCCTGTAATGTGAATTGAATTTATTCAACGATGTAGCTTTTTACTAAGTAGCTACAGAAACTTGAGGAGCCGCATCATCTATTTTATTTTGTGCATTAGCTTTTTCTGCTTCTGCAAGTTTGATTTGGCTAATTACTTCTCTGACCTTTCGATCAATCTTAACCATATCGAGAGTATATTTACCCTCTTTCAGATGCTCCTGCTCCCATTGAAGATCTAATCCCTTCTTCTTTGTGTAAAGGGTCTCCAGTTGTTGCATTATCGCCTCCATCTATAACCTCCTCATAGGTTATTCTGTTTACTCTTGGATCATGCATTTCTCCAAGATGTTCCCATTTTATATCATTTTTTCCCAACTTGTCAATGATAGCATTTTCTATGTCTATGGGACCGTCTAAAGACTCAATA